CACAGCCTGATCCAACTAGGAGCCCGACAGCATGATTGGAACAGACCTCAAAGTCACACTCTCCGACGGCAGTGAACACACCGTCACCGTCAGCTACTCCGTCGCCTGCGCCTGGGAGGACCACCACCCAGGCCAGGCCATGGAAGCCATGGTGCGTGACGTAAAGTTCAAGCAGATCGCCTACCTGGCCTACGAGGCCCTCCGCAAAGGTGGCGTCACCGTCAAGGTTTGGCCGCAGTTCATCGACACTCTGGGAGATGTCGACTTCATCCCAAAAGCACGCAAAAAGGACAAGCAACCCGACTGATCGCATCCCTGGCCCTCCGCACAGGCATCTCACCTCGAGAGCTGCTTGACAGCCCCACGGCGATTGTGCAGGAGATGGTCAGAATGCTGGTCGAGGAAGATCAGAAAGGAGCACCATGAGCATCGAAGTCCAAGGGCTCAAGGAAAACCTCCGTCTGCTCCAACGCATCAACCCAACGCTGTCCAAAGAAATTCGCAAAGACTTCCGGGCCCTCGCCAAGCCAGCAGTCGACGAGATCGAAAAAGCCAAACCCAAGAAACCCGATCTGCCTCGAGGTTTCCAGCACGCCGGCCGAACAGGTGCCAACGCCGTCAAGCGTGTCAGGATCAACTTCAACACCCGACGAGCCCGCAACCGCAACATCACCCAAGGTGCCAAATACGAAACACTCGGCACCATCCGCATCCAGACCGCCGACGCTGCAACAGCCATCGCCGACATGGCCGGCAAAGTAGGCAACGTCCAACAATCAGGTCGAAGCCGTCCCTATCCAGGCAGGTCCACTGGTCATGCTCTCAACGGCCAAGGTGGGTACATGATTCGGAAACTCAACCAATACGGTCGAGCCTCACGCTTCATGTGGCCCGGAGCCGAACGTGGCCTCAACGAGCAAGAGCGTGAATTTGTCAAACTTGCGAAACGAGTCGAGGCCGAAATCAACCGAGAACTCATGAAGATCGGCTCGTCGGCTAACGAAATTCGTGCCTTGCAACGGAGGAATGCCTAATGGCAATCACAATTCCCATCATTAGCGAGTTTGCCGACAAGGGCATCGTCGCAGCTCAAGCATCGTTTTCGACGTTCAAGAACAAGGTGGCTGAAGCCGAAGGCGGAATGAACAAATTCAAGGCCGGCGCAGGCGTCGCCATGGACAGCATCAAAGCCAACGCAGGAGCTATGGCCCTTGGAGCCGGAGCTGCGATCGCAGGTTTCGCAGTGAAAGCCGTCGGCGACTTCCAGAAACTGGCTTTGTCGGTGGACGAATTCCGCAACACCACTGGCTTGACGCTTGACCAATCCAGCCAGTGGGTGTCCTACACCGGCGACCTCGGCATCCAAGCCGAGTCCATGGTCAAGATCTTCAATCGACTCGGCAAAGCCGCCACCGACCAACTCCCAGCATTCAAGGAACTCGGCGTCGAAATCCAATTCGGGCCCGACGGCGCAGCAGACCTCGAGAAAACCTTCCTCCGAGTCAACGACGCCATCAACAGCCTTGACGACCCCGTAGCCCAAGCCAAGTATCGAGCCGACCTATTCGGCCGAGGCTGGATGGACGCCGCCGAACTTATCAACATGAGCTCAGGCGAAATCACGACTGCTCTCCAAGGCGTCAAAGACTTCGAGGTCATCGACGAGGACGAAATCAAAAAAGCCAAGGATCTTCGTCAAGCCCAAGACGAACTCGGCGACGCTTTCGCCCGCATTTCGGTCAAACTCGGCCAAGCCCTGATCCCAGCCTTCACCGCACTTCTTGACGCCGCCACACCCCTGCTGGATCTACTCGGAAAGATTGACGCCCAAGCGGTCAAGTCGGCCGGCAGTCGAGGAGCTCTTCCGCTTTTGTCAGACAAGCTGGATGAACTTGGCCTGAGTTCTCTGACGGCTGGAACGATTATTGGTGAACTCAACGACTTATTGGGCGATAACGAGGACGCTGCCGAGGACAACCAACTCAGCGTAGAAGAACTCGAACGTGCATGGCGTGATGGCACACGCCAAATGATCATCGCAACGGAAAAAACCCAAGAACTCACAGAGGCCGTGACAACAGTCGACGACGCCTTGGCGGAACTGAGCGGGAACATTGACGAACGCCGCACAATGCGCAAACTTCAAGATGGAATTGAAGATGCTCGAGATGCTGCAATCAAAGCATTTACGGAAGCAACTCCTGAAGCCATCCGAAATAGCGAAGCCGCTATTGATGATCTAAGGCTTGATGTCGCCGACTACATCATGGACATTGAAGGCGTGCCGGTCGAATGGCAAACCAAATTCATTGCAGCTCTCGACCAGGCCAGCGTCGACGAAATCGAACGGATCTTGTCTGAACTTGCTCGAGCACGAGAAATTCCGTTTATGCCACGTCCGGCCCCTGGCGTCGGTGGCATCGGCGAAATTGGATCTGGTGGCCGGCCTATCGGCGAGGCACCGATCGGCTTCGGCATTCCCAGCCTGAGCGGTGTCGGGATGCGTAGTGGCGTCACAGTTAACGTCGCTGGTTCCGTTATTTCCCAGAACGACCTGGTCGAGTCCGTCCGTAAGGGCCTGGTGAACTCGCAGCGCAACGGCGCAGGATTGGTTTACTCGAACCGATGAGCCTGCCTTGCACGCCGGTTGTCAAGATTCGCCTCGGTACCGGGGCCTCGTTTGGCGACCCTCTGGTGCTTGGCGATCCACTCAACGGCATACTTGGCATCAACGTGCTCGGCACCGCTGCGATCCAAGTCGTCGACGTGTCAAACCTGGTCACCCAGATCTCGGTGCGTCACGGCCGTGACCGAATGTTCGAGGAGTACCTACCGTCGGACGCCATCATCCAATTTCAAGACTTCACCGGCGATTGGGATCCCACCAACACCAGCTCGGCGTATTACCCCGAAGTCAAGCCGATGCGGCAGCTGCAGATCTACACCACCTACCAGGGCACCACTTATCCGATTTACTCCGGCTACATCTGGTCCTGGGATTACGACTGGCGAGATCCCAGCGTCGACTACGCCATCGTCACCGTTCAATGCGTCGACGCCTTCCGACTTTTGGCCCTCGCCAACATCACGACTGTCACCGGCGCAGGAAACAAAGACCTACCTGGCGAACGCATCAATCAGATCCTTGACGAGATCGACTGGCCGGCCACAGCTCGAGCAATCGACACCGGCGACACAGAGCTGCAGAACGATCACGGCGAAGAACGCACCGTCCTTCAAGCCCTCCAAACCATCGAAAAATCCGATCTTGGGGCCATATTCATCGACCACCTCGGCAAAGTCACGTATTACGACCGAGTGAACCTGTCACAGCTTGCAGCCGGCACCCCTGTTTATTTCGACGACATCGGCACAAATGTCCAATACCAGGACATCACTGTCGCCTACGACGACACCGAACTAGCTAACGAAGTCACCCTCACCCGGTATGGAGGACAACCCCAAACCGCCTCGGACTCGGCATCCATTGATGAATACTTCTTGCGGTCGTTCAGCCGGTCCGATCTGATGATGGAAACCAACGCCACTGCTCTCATCCGAGCCGGCCAAATCCTCAATTACCGCAAACAAGTCCGGATTCGCATCGAATCCCTAACCCTTGACCTGTCCCAAGACCAGGACCGAATCGAGGCTGGCCTATCTCTCGAGATCGGCGACCCGATCGTCGTGCGCAAAACCATGGCCGGCGGCAGCCACATCGACACCCGCCTCACCGTCCAAGGCCACGCCCACGACATCACACCCGACCGCTGGATCACCCGACTAACCACCGCACAACCCCTGAGCACCGCCTTCATCCTTGGGTCGGCTGAATTCGGCGTACTCGGAACCAGTACCCTTTAGGAGAAACTATGGCTACCTACCCACTTTCCGAAGCATTCGTCGATGGTGACGTCCTCTCGGCCGCCAATTACAACGCCACCAATGAAGGCATCAATGATCTTGCCCTCGCCGTTATCAATGCACAAACCGGCACCACCTACACGCTGGTGTTGGCTGACGTCGCCAAAATCGTCACCCTTTCAAACTCCTCAGCGATCACACTGACCGTTCCACCCGAATCGTCTGTGGCATGGCCGACCGGCACCACCATCGTCCTTGCCGCTTTGGGAACCGGAACCGTCACTATCTCACCCGGTTCGGGAGTCACCATCAATTCAGCCGGAGCGGCCGTCGACATCGGCGCCCAATACGGCGTTGCCACACTTCTCAAAACCGGCGCCGACACCTGGCTCCTCTTCGGGAATCTCGCCTAATGTTCCTCGCCGCACGTCACGGAGCCGTCGCATCTGCTGGAGGCGCTCAATTCGAGGCAACCGGCGGAACCATCACCGAAGTCGGCGGCTACCGAA